CTTCTTGTTTCGACCGTGGGCTGTGGTTGAACCAGTCAGACAATGAGGTCATGAACAGGTAGTTGATTTGTTCTTCGGTCAGTTCTTCGGTACTCATCGGCATACCCAATGTTGCCAGCCGCCCTCGGGAGCAGCAAGCGCAAGCCACGCGCTGACCCAGATGTTGGCGTCAGGATCGAACACGTCAGCTTCAGGGCGACCCGCCCGTTCGGAACGGTCGGGCCAGTAGCGCGTCAAATGTTGCATCAGGCCAGAGGCGCTCGAGTTGGGGTTCTTGGCGTTGGGGTCGCCGCCTGACTCGCATTGCATGATGCGAAGGAACCGGTGAACGTCGTCCTGGTCGCCTCCGAAGTGTGTGACGGCCATAGTGACTTGTGGTCGCCATTGCTCAACGGCGTCACGAAACACGCTAAGTGCCGGCATCGTCGTCGTTGTCGTGGTCGTTGTTGTGGTGGTAGTCGTGGACGTGCTTGAGGAGGGCGGCACGGTCGAAGGTGTCGGGACCGCCTGTTCGGCGAGCGTAGGCTCGTAGCTCGGCAAGGTTGAGCTGGTCGGCGGTGACGGCAACGGATCGTCGGGGGCGCATCCTGCGGCGAGGAGTAGGGCGGGTATCAGCCATTTCATTTCTTCTGCTCTCGCTTCAGGCGCTTAACCCAGTCGGACGGCTTTTCGCCGGGGCGCAGGTCGAGCGTGTCGTTGGTGAGGCGCAGTGGGCGGTCATCGAGGACCTTTTCCATGGTCATGGGTGTTCCTTGTTTTGCTGTGAGAGGCGCTGAGAGCGCCTGTGACGGCCTGTCGGCTGTCGTCGGGTACTGGTTACTCTTCTTCGTCCACGAAGCTGTCAGAGACGCTCTGGAGGCGTTGACGGATGTTTGCCACCTCAACTCGAGCATCGACTGAGTCATCAGGAGCCTCCTCGGGCTGCCAAATACGGTATGTAGCCGCTTGGAATCGTGGATCTTGCTTCGGTTCTTTGTGTGTGCTGTAACACTGCCGGCATCGAGGGTTCGGTTCGCCCGTGAACGGGTTGATGTCAGCAGGCTTGCCGCAGTCCACACACTTTTTAGATACAGAACTCTCTTGGTGTAGTTCATTGGTATAGTTAGGGGTCGCCTGGACGACCCCCTCCCGGTCGCCTGAGCGACCCCCTGGTGGTCGTGTAGCCGACCCCCCTGAGTGTTCCACGGTAAACACACTGGACTTCCCAGGCCGCTCAAGCTTCGTCACCCAGCCCTTGTCAGCCAACTGCCGAATACCGTCCTTCACGGCCGTGCGTTTCAGCCCCGTGCGTTCGGCCAGCGTGTCGTTCGAGGGCCACGACCGGCCGGTGTCGTTGTTCGCCATCTGCGCCAACACGATGTACACCCTGAGGGCGCTGTTGTTGACTTCGGCGAGCAAACGCACCGGCACGACCGCAAACGGTTCACGCGACCTCATGGGCCGCTTCGTCATGCCGTCGCAGGCTGACGCTGATAGATGCCGGTCAGGAGCAGCCGGCGGATCACCAACGACCGACTGACTTCATCTTCGGCAGCGAGCTGGTCGAGCCGCTCGACGATGTCCCTTGGGAGTCGCAGGGTAACGGTTGCGTCGTTTCCCATTAGAACGGCTCCATGTCTGCTGCCGGGTAGCTCGTCGCCCCAGGGAACGCAGCCTGCACAGGGTTGCCGCTCGACTGCTGACCGGGGTTGTACGGCTTACGGATCTCGCCGGCGATGCGGTAGACGTTCATCTGCCACTGCTGCTTACGAGTGCCGTCCTTGCCGTCGTACTCGCGCTGCGACATTTGACCGTACGCAGCGACCGGCTTGCCCTTGTTGACCGTGTCAGCCACGGTGCGGCCGAGCGTGTCGTCCTGCTCGAACGGCCAGATCGTGATCTCCACGAACACGGTGTCGTCGTTCTTGTGCGGCTGATGAGCGACACAGTTCTTCCACAGGATCTTGTTGGTGCCTTTGACGTTGACCTCTTTGCGTTCCCAGTCGCGTACGAGGTTGCCCATCACGAATCCACGTCCATCATTCATTGTCGTCGCCCTCCTTGGTGGCGAGTGCCTTGTCGAGCACATAGGTTTCCTGGCACCACAGTTCGAGGCCCAGCCCGATACGCATAGCGCACCGCTTCACCGCATCCGATACGGCGTTCTTCACGTTCAGCCCCTCGTTCTGACCGGGCCGTTCGCACTCTCCAACTTCATCGATGACGACGGTCTGCCCGTCGATGTTGAACACCATCCGCAGCACCACGCCCTGGGCTTGGCCCTCTGACGACCGGATGATTTGGGTCACTTCCTGCGACGGTGGCAGACCGAGCTTCGCAATCAGCATCTGCTGCACGTCAGCATGCGAGCAGTAGTCCGCCGCGAAACCGCCTGGTTTCTGCTTGATGTAACTCTTCGGGATCCTCTTAGCGAGGGCTTGTAGTTGCGTGGTCATCGGGACCATCCTTCCTTTCGGATCAGTTTGTCGATGTTGTTTGCTAATTCGTCTGCGCCTTCTCTGTGCAACTCGTCTTCTGCGAGCAGCGTCAGAATGTCATCCAGCACAAGATCGTCGAGGCCGGCCTGCACGAAACGATCGATCGCTTGAGCAACGGCGTCGTCTCGGTGGCAGATGTCTTCTTTGCGACGGTCGACCATGTCTTGCCATTCGGCTTCGTACTCGAGCGCCAGCATGTAGTTGTGGGCGCGTTGTTCAGGCGTCCGCATGCTGCACCCGCTCAACCATGTCAACAGGCACCTCTTCGTCGGCCGGCAACGACCGACACACTGTGTTGAACATGCAATACCGGCAACGCCAGTTGCCCTTCTTCGCCATGTACTCAGGCCGGTCATGCACCAGCTCGAGTTCACCGTGATCGTTGGGCACGAACGCAGGTGCGATCAGCCCTTTGCGGTAGTACCGGTCGGCGTACTGAAAGTGACGAAGCTCGTCCATCGCGATGTCGTACAGCGACTGGCCGCCGTCAGGGTGAACCTCGTGCAGGCCACGTTCCCACTGCATGATGTCGCCGGCTTTAATCCCGGCCCGGTAGTCGCTTTCCTTGGCGACGTACACGATCATTACAGCGTCGGCTTCAGCACCGACCGCATAGAGCGCACCCTGCGCCCAATGCTCACGCTTCGGGCCTTCACCGTTGCCGGGGTACGGCCAACTTTTCTTGGCGGCGAACCCTCCGACACTCTTGATCTCGACCACGGTGCGAGTGTTGTCTTCGTGCGTGATGATGCCGTCGGCGTGACCCGACAGACCGAACGACTCGACGCCGTGCCCGACCTTCTTCGACACCTCGGTCAGATCAATCGGCACCTCGGCTTCGAAATACCAGCCGACCTGCTCGAGCGATTCCTGGATTGATTCGTGGATAGCGTTGCCGATGAGGAAGTTCATGAAGGTGTTCGACGTGAACTCCTCTGATTCTCTGGCTTTGTGAGCGGTCAGGGTGAGTTTCCTGACGCACGATTGCACGTCCGAAACCCTGTGTGGCGTGTTGCACGCCGTGGGCTTTATGCCCTCTTCATCGCGCTGCCGGATCTGTTCGTCCAGCCACGCCTTCTGTACGTTCACCATGTGGGTGAACCCTCCTTGGTTGTGTGAAATGTGAATTGATGCGTCTGGCCTGAGCAATCGCCGCACGATCGCGACGATCCCTCACCCAACGCTCGTACCAGAGGCTGCGGGCGATGCCGAACCCAACAACGGCACCGCCCGCAGCGGCAACGACGAAACCCATCAGAAGGGTTCGTCGGCGAAGAGCAGATCGTGGTTCTCGAGCTGCTGCTCGAAGTGTTCGTCCATCAGCGCCGCCTGCTCATGCGGATCGTTCTGGATCAGGGCGTCGAGGATGTGCTTCTCAAGCTGCCCCGTCAGTTGACGTGCGTCCGAAAGCGTGAAGCGGTACGTCGTAGAGCTTGACGAACTACCGGCCGACTCAACGTCGATGGTGCAGTAAATGGTGGTGTCGTCACCTTCGCCTGCGCTTGATGTGTGGATGAAAGTTGACATGGTGACCTCCCGGTCGTCGCTTCTGTATGTCACACACTACATGCGGTGTATGACACGCGCAACTACCCTTGGAGTTTTCGCCGCTCATACGCCTCACGCGACCGCTCAGCCGGCGTCATCCCGCCCCACACGCCGTAATCAAGATCGTTCGGATCCAACTCGGCCAACCGGGCATCCAAGCACTCCTCACGCACCTCGCAGCGCGCACACACCTTCTTCGCAGCCTCAACACCCTTGTCGGTGTGATCAAAGAACACCGCAGTGTCAACATCCCGACAAGCCGTGCGCTCCCGCCAACTCATTGCAAGCCAACGACGCGAATCTCCGTACGAAACACTGCCCGCAACAACTCCTCGGCCAGCGCAGCCTCGAGCACCATGCGCTGGCCGTTGTGAGGGTCCGCAACCGCAACCTCCACAGTCCCCGCCGGCGTCGTAGCCAACCGCAAAAAATACACGTCGCCTTTAACAGCCCAACTGACCTGCTTCGACAACTCGATCTCTTTATCGCTGGCGTTCTTACACGCCTCCATGATCGTGCTGTGATCCCGACCGAACACACCGCCAATCTCGGGATACGTCATCTCCCGCTCACGCATCGCATGGTACGCAATCCTGCGCGCCCGCAAAGCTCGAGGTGTACGCGCCGACATAATTTCATCGACCGGCACTTGCGCCTGCTGTGCAACAGCATCCACAATCAAATGCCCCAAATCTCGAGTACTCACACATATCCCCCTTGGTCGGCCCCCACCGTAACCCCACGCTACCCACACTGCAAGGCAATTGAGGTAAAGCGAAAAAGGTATAGCGATAGTGGCGACCTTGCGGTCGCCACTTGTTTTCGGCCAGCCGCCGGGCGAACGTATGTTCGTTAAAGGTTTGATCATCAAACATCGAATCATCAAGCTCGAGATGATCAAAGGTTTAACTAGTTTTGGCATAAAGAAAAACCCGACCGATACCGGCCGGGCTTTTCTCCTATTGGGGGACCTTTACGGGGTCACCATCGCGCCCACCAGAGGAGAAACGCGGACACCACGAGAAACGCGGTGAGCGGGTCCGGTGCCGATTGGGTGCCGGTCGTGATCACGCGGCCCACCATTTGGCCGGTTTCACGAATCCCGACACGGACGGGGCACGGTCGCGGGCGGCACCTTTCGCGGTCAGTGTGCCGATGCCGACGGGGTCGGCCGGCCGATAGTCGTGATCGTCCATGCTCCACACTGGCCACCCGTCCACGGTGTCCGGCACTGTGACGCCGGCCGGAATCACCACGGCGCACCGCGTCCCGCTCTCAAGGATCGGCAGGACATCGGCCACACTGCGTTCACGTTCGGACACACTCCATGTGTAATCGATGCCGGCAGCGTTCGGGCCGGCTACGAGATCGGGCCGTTTCGTGTACGCGTAGGGGTTCACTGCTCGGGGTTCGCAGATTGCCGCGTACCACGGCTCCGACCAATCGCGGTCGCTTGTGACGTTCATGCGCGTCGCCCAGTGTTTGCGGCCGTGCCGGCGTGCGATGCGTCGCAATTCCAGGCGCATGAGCGCTCGCGACTCCAGCGGGAATCGCTCTAAAAACACTGTGCGGGCGATGCGGGCACGCTGTACCGAATTGAACCCGCCACGGCCGGCCGTAAACAGACAATCAGCCCGGCAGTGTGGGGTGCTGTGGGGGCATTGATTGAACCCCGACAACCGCGCCGGCGCGAGCGTGAGGCCGTAAGTCGGTTTTCCGATGCGGTCGGACTTGCTGAGTTTCGCGTTTCCACCATGCACGATCAGCGGCGACGGGATCGCGGCGAATCCGTGGTTCGCTCTGACGTGCGCCCATACGTTGCGAGCATGGTCAAGGTCGACAAGGTCCAGCATTTCGTCGGTGTAGTACTCGGGGCCGGGAACGGTGCGCCGGCCGATTTCTACGCTTGTGCTCATCGTGCGGCTTTCCGTAGTGCGCTGACGTTGTCGGCATAGAACGCGGCAAGGTTGGCGCGCTCGCTCTGGTGGCGATCCTGGGCGGCGCGTGCTGCGTCGCTCCATGCGGTTTCACCCGTGAACGTTTCGACAATCTCGCCCAGTTGGCTGTACGGGGTCGCGTAGTAAACAACGCGGGCCGTCATGCCATCGGGCAGGGACTCGGCAACGTAGGGGCCGTGTTGGGCGTCTTGCCACCATTTCGGCTCATCGTGGGACATTGGTCTTCTTTCTGGTTGTTGGGTTGTGGTGCGCGTAGGCGGCACCGCGGAGCCTGCCGACACTCGGCCGGCAGGCTCACGCGCTGGCTCCTCGCTTACTCTCGGCCGGTTAGGGGGTGGCCATAGTGGCGACCAACGTTCCGGGCACGCGGGATAGTGGCGGCACGCCGGCGCGCCCATCGGGCGAACGCTGCACGCTCTGACCGGTCAGGGAACACGGCGAACACAATCACGCCGGCCCAGAATGCGAGCATGACGCCGGTCATGCCTTCGACCCATCTTCGAACACGAAACAGCCTTCCGCATGGTCCCACCATTGCGGCAGGGTTTCTACCCCGGTCCGATTCCATCGGTCCACAATCCGATTTGCAAGGTGGGCACGTTCGCCACCCGTCATGCTGGCAGCGTCCGGCCGGAAATAGACGATGCTCAAGTGCTCACCCGTCACAGTGTCGCCAATCGCGACAAAGTCGGGCTGATCGGCAAAACGGCCGATGTCGGCAACGAAACGGCCGGGCGTGGGGTACTCGCGTGTATTGCTCATCACTGCACCTCGTTCGTTACGATCGCGGGCCGGCGTTCGTCGTAGGCGATATGGCCGATCGTGTTTCCGTTGTCGTCTCGGACGCTCCACGCGACATAGCCGGCGGGGCCATCGTTGACGATTGCAGGTTGGCGGCCGTCGTTGATTCGGCGCGCTGTGTACTCAAGCAAGTTCAACGCATCGTCGTACGTTTCGCACGCGCTGTTTCCAATTGCAATTTCTACGGTCAGAACAGGCGAACCCGTCCCTCCGTTTCTGGTTGGGTTTTCCATGTCTTACAGAGTAGCAGCTCGGCGGCCGTAAGACACTGAGCAAGCTTGCTCACCCATTCCCATCCCCGACACTCACCACGCCGGCAACTCGCAGCGGCAGCGAAGAGGCGGCAGCAACAACACAAACACCAACCCCAGTTCTGTTAAGTCTT